TTGGATAACTGGTTCAGCTGGTGGTGCAAGAACATCTAATATCGACAAGATGGAAGTTAACTTCTTAAGTGAAAGAGCTGTATGTACTTTAGGTGCAAACAACTTCTTTATCTTTAAGGACTAATATTATTATAAATCTTACCCTCACTTCGGTGGGGGTAATATTTTATTTACTAAAATTTAATTAAATCAAATACAATGAAAAAAAAAGCAAAATATGTCACTAAAGTATATAAACTTTTAGGTGGCAAAGCCCCTCTCTCCTACATGTTATCTTCAAGACACTCACAAAGGTCACCTTTGTTATATTTTGATGAAGACCAAGGAATTAACAGACCACTTAGATATGCAAGAAACCAACGAAGCCCATTTGAGGATGAGCAAGATGGTAATGCAATATTAGAACCTATAGTTTTTGATGATGGTATGTTAGTGGCTCAAAAGGAAAATCAAATACTACAACAATTTTTACATTACCATCCAGGTAATGGTAAAATATTTGTTGAAGTAAACAAAGAACAAGACGCATTAAATGAACTTGCAGATGTTGAGAGTGTTTTAGAAGCTCAAATTATGGCTAAAGAATTGTCTTCTGATACACAAAAAATGATACAAGTATCAAGAGTTTTAATGGGAAATGTTGTTGATAATATGACAATTCCAGAAATAAAAAGAGATTTACTAGTTTATTCTAAAAACCAACCAGAAGATTTTATAAACACTATAAATGATCCTATGCTTCAGTTACAAGATGATGTATATCAAATATTTAAAGCAGGGTTTTTACAAAAAAGGAATGGTGATAAAGAAGTTTATTATAACCTACCCAACAATAAAAAAAGATTACTATCTGTTCCATTTGGAGAAGATCCAGATTGGATGGTAGCATCTTTCTTTCAAACTGATGATGGTGTAGAAATTTATAAGCTACTAAAAAATCGCTTAAAAAAAGGTGAATAAAATAATTATCTTTGTTTAATTGTTTAACCCCATAAATTTATAAGATATGGAAAAATTTTTAAAAGTAACTGTAAGTGATCAAGACTACCTTATCAAAGTTAATAACATTTTAACTGTAGAGCAAGGTTCTGCTACTGGAGCTGTAGATGTACTATATGATATAGTCGGACATACAGCAACTGGAGCTAGTGAAGTAATTGGTGTAACATTAACTGCTTCAACAGCAGATGATGCAGCTAAAAAGAAAGAGCAAATCAACAGTATTGTTGAAGCAATTTCTGATGCATTATCTACAAGTTGGAATAGACCAATTTTTGTATTAGAACCAAAGTATCCTATTACATTAGTAGCTCAAGTTGAAAAAGGATGGGCATAGTCTAATCTGTTACATGGAAATTAAGAAGGGGGCTTAAACAATTAAGCCTCTTTTTTTTTTTTTTTTTTTTTTAAAAAGAACTAGCATGATTAACTCAGTTAGAAAGACTGTACAAGCAATAGCAAACAAAAATAACTATGGATATATTTCTCCACAGGACTTTAATTTGTACGCGCAACAAGCACAAATGGATTTATTTGAAGATTATTTTTATCAATATAATAGTTGGATAAACAAACAAAATCAAAGAGTTTCTGGTACTGGTTATGCAGATATAGTTAAAAGTCTAGTAGAAGTTATTGATAGTTTTTCTGCTACTAAAGGATTAATTAAACAAGCTAACAATATGTTTAATTTACCGGCAGATTACTATTATATAAATAAGGTAAATTATTACCCTAACTTTGTTGATAGTGGTTTTACAACTGCCGCAGGTGTATCTAATAGATTAACAGATTCTGGTGCACAGTTTTCTACAAGTGGAGTAATAAAAGTAGGACAAATAGTAACTAATACACAAGCTAACAGCGATTATGCTGGTTTTAGTGCATTTGTTGTAAGTATTGATAGCAATACACAATTAACTTTAAGTACTAATATATTTCCAATAGGTGGTGCGGGTGGTAATACTTATTCTATATATAATACCACTAATATTGTAGAGGTAGAAAGAGTAAATCAAAACAAAATATTTTATTTAAATAATTCACCATTAACTGCACCAACAACAGGGTTTCCTGCATATGTATTAGGTGGGGCTACAAGTGGAATAACAGGTTCCAGTGACACTGCTACTGGTCAATTAGGAAATACCATAACAGTTTATCCAGAAACAATTACTTCAGCAGGATCAGTAATTACTGATTACATTAGATATCCTTTACCACCTAAATGGACTTATCAAACTGTAGGAGGTACATCTGGTAGTCCAGAGTTTGATTCAGGTCAAGCAGATTATCAAGACTTTGAATTACCATTGTCTGATGAACCTGGCATTGTAGCAAAAATATGTCAATATGTAGGTATAGAAATTAGAGAATCAGATGTTTATGAGTTTGGTAAAAGTGAAATTGTAGAAGACAATCAAATACAAGTATAGAATATGGCTTATATAACAGATTATCAATATTATGCAAATGCAGGAGCATCACCAAAAAGTAAAAATTGGGGTTCATATCAATATGTTTCCTTAAATGACATTGTTAATAACTTTATGTTAATGTATCAAGGCAATAATGAGTTAGTAAACAATGTAAGTAGATATAAAATATTATTTCATGCAAAAAGAGGAATTCAAGAGTTGAATTATGATGCTATGAAGGAAATAAAAATATTACAATTGTCATTAGATGAATCATTATTATTTGTATTACCTCATGATTATGTAAATTGGGTCAGAGTTTCTATGTTTCAAAATGGGGTGTTGTTTCCATTAACAGAAAATATTCAAACCCAGTGGGCAACTACTTATTTGCAAGACAATCAAAACAATATATTATTTGATCAAAATGGTAATGTTTTAAAACCACAAGACTCACCACTAGATTTATCAAAGAAAACTATTTATTTAAACAACGAAAGTCCTTATGATGGATGTGAGGGATATTGTGTAGATGGTTTATGGTATTTTGATTTTGCTATAGGTGGACATTTTGGATTGAATACAGAAACTGCTAATACTAATCCTACTTTTTCTATTGATAAGCAAAGAGGAGTAATTAATTTTAGCTCTATTGCGTCTGGACAGTCTATTGTATTAGAATATGTTTCTGATGGAATGGAACGAGGTAATGATGCAGACATTAGTGTAAATAAACTATTTGAAGAATTTATTTATGCTTATATTAAATACTCTATACTTAATGGTAAATTAGGAGTACAAGAATATATTGTCAACAGAGCTAGAAAAGATAAGTCTTCTTTATTAAGAAACGCAAAAATTAGATTAAGTAATATACACCCTGGTCGATTATTAATGAATTTAAGAGGTCAGGCTAAATGGATTAAGTAAAAATGCCTATAGTAACAACAAACTTTGTACGCGGTAGAATGAACAAAAGCGTGGATGAAAGACTTCTTCCACCTGGTGAGTACATAAATGCTATCAATGTTAGATTAGGATCAACAGAGACTACTGAAATAGGTGCAGTAGAAAACTCTAAAGGTAATACTCAACTTACTACATTACAATATGGTGGTTCAGACTTAACTGGAGCTAAATGTATCGGTGCATATGAAGATGGTGCAAATGAAACTATATATTGGTTTGTTACATCTACTACAGTAGATATGATTGTATCTTTTGATACTAAGAATGAATTAATAACATATCATGTTATTTCCGTTTCTGTTTTAAATTTTAATGAAAAGTATTTAATTAATAGTGTAAATAAAATAGGTGATTTATTATTTTTTACAGATGATATTAATCCACCAAGAAAAATTAATGTAACAAGAACTTATCCTGGACCTTCAAGTGGTGCGGATGTAATAACAGATGAAGACTTAAATGTTATAGTAAAACCACCTTTAGCAGCCCCTACATTTAACTTAATACAACAGGCGACTGAAGCAAATTATTTAGAAACAAGAATGATTTCTTTTGCTTATAGATATAAGTACAAAGATGATGAGTATAGTGCACTATCTCAATTTACGGATATAGCATTTACTCCTGGTGTATTTAGATTAGATATTGCCACTAATTTAAATAGTGGTATGAAAAACATATATAATGCAGTTGAAATAAGTTTTAACACAGGAGGTTCGAATGTAGTAGGAGTAGATTTGATATTTAAATTTGCAGACTCAAATGTATTAAATGTTATAGAAAAGTTTGATAAATCAAATTTTGGTTGGCCGGACAATAGTATACAGACACAAACATTTAGTAATAGTAAAATATATACAATACTTCCTGAAGCTGAATTATTAAGATTGTATGATAATGTACCAAGGTTTGCAAAATCACAAACCCTTATGGGTAATAGGTTGGTATATGGTAACTATGTTGATGGATATAATATGGTAGATAGTGACGGTAATAATTGTCAAATGACTTTTGAAACTGCATTATCTACAACTAATATTGAAACCGATGATTTTGCACCTGTTAAATCTACAGTTAATTATACAATAGATAGTGGTGCTGGAACTACAACAATATCAGATGCATCTGTATCTTTTAATTTTGCAGATATAAAAAACAAACTCAAGAGTGGAGCTATACTTGATTTTGACTTTACTTTTACTCATGCTCAATTTACAGGTAATAGTGGTACAGTTTCTACTCAACAAGTTTCAACCACAATAACTACAATATTTACTTTACCAAGAGATTATAGTAGTGTATATGAAATGGTTACTAGCACTGAATTTAAAACAAGAATAGGTAGTGAACCTGCTTATTTTAATCCTGTAGCTAGTGCATGTTCAGGAACTAGCCTTACAGATGCATTTAATTGTGCTGTAACTAACAAAACAGACAGTGATTCTAACATTACTTGGACAAAGAATGAAAGTGGTATAACTAATTTAAATGAAGGAATACAAATAAGTGCAGCTCCTGGTTTAGATACCGTTGTATTTATAATTCCTGCAATGAAGTTTCTCGACACACAAGGTAGTGCAGCAGCTCCATTGTATGAGTATTATAAGTTTACTACTGCCGAAGTTTTATTTTTAGGTAATGGTAATACTAAAAGTTTACACAGTAATAGAAATTATGAAGTCGGTATAGTTTATATGGATGAGTATTTAAGAAGTTCAACTGCTTTAGTATCACCAGATAATACAATATTTACACCTGCTTCTACTTCAGATAAAACTAACAAAATAATTGCTACTATACCTATAACACAAAAACCCCCTTATTGGGCATCTAAATATAAATTTGTAGTCAAAAGAGCTGAAGGACCATACGAAACTATATATAGTAATTTCTATTATGAAGATACTACCACTAATACAGTACATTTTAAGTTAGAAGGTCAGAACCAAACTAAAGTTAAAACAGGCGATATATTAAGGGTTAAAACAGATACATTTGGTGCCTTAACAAGTTACCAAACTCAAGAGGTTTTAAGTGTAGAGGCTAGAGAGCAAAACTTTTTAACACCCGCTGCTAATGTTGAAAGTGGGGGTAACCCACCATATATTGCTGAATTAGCTGGATTGTATATGGAGTTAAAGCCTACAAACTTTAATGTAGATATCTCAGAGGATACAACTGCATGGAGCTCAGGTTTACAAAAAGATGAATCGAGAAGAAACTATCCTTCTATACTTATACCATGTTTTAGAGACAAAACTACAGATGATGTAAACTTAGTAATACCGGAGGGTAGTTTAGTAACTTTTGATTTAGAATTTTTTAGAAGTGAAAGAAATACAAGAGTAGGTTCTAGAATATATAACTATAATAAAACCTTTGCCGCATCAAATGATTATACTAATTTATA